TTTTATTTTGAAAATGATTCACCGTATTATAATAATCCTATTAAAGACCCTGAAGATCCTGAAGTATGGAAAATCGCAGGTGCATTAGGTAGAGAACAATACGATATGACAGGTTCATATCAAAATTATAATTATGAACAATATTATGATTTTTATATTGGATTGAGAAATGGTCCTTATGTGACTAAAGCTCCTGCTAAGTGTTATGCAAAAAAGTCGGGTTCGTCAGAAACACAAGAATTCCTTAAAGAGTCAGTACAAGATTTCTTTGATAACACTGTAATTTATAATTTTGATGTTATAAAAACAGAGTTAATACAAAAGATTAAAGAAATAATAATAGATAAAAGTGGTACCGTAACAATAGAATTGGAAGGATCTGCATCGCCAATACAAAATGAACAATATAATGCTTATCTATCTGATAGAAGAATTGACTCTGTTTTAAAATGGTTTAGTGGACAAACTGTTGATGGAACAAGTCTCGGACAATTAATTAATGATAAGAAGTTTATCATCAAATCAACACCAAGAGGTGAGGTTGCAGATGTAACACCAAAAAGTAGAGACGGGTTCAATTTTACGATAAATTGTAACAGTAATATTAGAGACGGATCACCAACAGGATCAATTAATAATTATGGTGGTGAATGGTATTCGGTTCCTGCAATGGCGTGTAGGAAAGTTAAAATCAAGGCCGTTGCTGCGACTGTTGGTATAGTCCCACCTAAAATTGAGGAGGAGGTTGAGTTTGATCCAAATTTTGAACCACCAAGTGATACAACAACAATTGAAGAAATTCCACAAGAAATACTAGTACCACCAATTAAAATTGTCCCACAACCTGATCCGATACAAAAAGTTAAGGAGGGTATATCTAAAAAAATATTAAGATATCTTTTTTCAGAATGTGACTATTTTGATGTTTTGAAAGAAAGCGATCCAATGGTGTTTGATAGTTTAAAAGATAAAATAAAATATTTTAGTCCCGCGTTCCACTCAACAACACCTGAAGGGTTAAATGCGAGATTAACATTCTTACAACAATGTATGAGACCGGGACAAACAATACCTGTTATTGGACCTGATGGTAAACCAAAATATAACGACGCGTTAAACACTGCGTTTGGTGCTCCACCTATATTAGTTTTAAGAATTGGAGACTTTTTCCATACTAAGATTGTACCTAACTCGTTGAGTATAGCATATGACCCATTAGTGTTTGATATCAATCCTGAAGGTATTGGGGTTCAACCAATGATTGCAAAAATAACATTAGGATTTGATTTTATTGGTGGTCATGGTTTGGCAAATCCTATTAAACAATTACAAAACGCTTTATCGTTTAATTACTACGCAAACACAGAAATTTATGATGAACGTGCGGTGGCAACTGAAGATACCTCAGAAAGAGATAATGAGTTGGTACAAAAAATAGTAAAAGGCGCGGGTGCTAACACGGGTGCGGTATCAACTAGACAGGTTGAGAATCAATTACCACAAAAAGGTGGTGGAACTATTGGTACAATTGTCACAACAAATTCACAAAATAATGGAAGTTTTGAAACGGGTGAAATTGAATATACACCATTAATAAATGAATTGTCTACAGGAACCCAAAATTACTTTAAAACGATTGTTGATCAAACTAAAACAATAGTAAATTTAACTAACTCAGGAATTTTATCTTTAGTAAGTTTAGATAGAAGTTTTAGTGAAGGGCAATTAGATGTATATGGAACACCGGTAGGTGCCGAATTATATGGTAAATCTAATTCAATAGAAGAAAGAGTTGAAAAATTAGTTGATAAGGCGGTTGATGATGTGGCAACAGGTAATAACCCTATAACACTTGAATATACAACATTCAAGATACTCTATGATGCCACAGACGCGTCATTAAGAAATTTGTCTAGAAAATTGGAAGAAGAAATAAGTAAGATGAAAACCGAACTTAATGATTTAGTTATTGTACCATTAAACACAATGACAACATACCAAGAAACTTACAATTATACATTAAGAAAGTCGGATGTTGTTTGTAATTCACTTGATGGTATTAAATTGGGTACAGGTAATTATAAAGTTTATACTTTGACTGCGGATACAAATGGTACAATAACAAAAATTACAACCGCTTTTAAAACTACTGTTGGTGATAAAATAACTGATTTTTCTAAAAAGTTTCTTAAGGATAACGTTATCACTGGTAACTATAACACATCAACACTAAATTTTGACCCAGTATTAACAATATTCCCAACAGAAGAGTTGAGAAGATTTTATTTGGTTATGTCCCCAATTTTCCTTGATGATAATAAATTTAATACGTTTGTTGATTCTTTAACCGGTGTTGACAAAGTTAAAGATAAACAATCATTAGTAGATGCAATAAGAAGATATTGTGAGACATTAAAAAGAAGTTTTAAAACAGAACACGACGCTGAAATCAAACAATTGGAAGATGCAACCAAAAGTGAAGACTATATAACTAATTACGAAAAATTTACAATTGAACAATTTGATAGTAAGATTCAGTATACAACGGACAATGTTGGTGACAACATACAAAAGAAAAAGAAACTAGCGGATCTTTATAGTGATGTTAACGTAAACAATAAACAAAACACATTTAATGGTAAGGTTAAATTTAGTTAAAAATGGCTCTACAGTATTATAATAGATATAATCAATTTATTCAGAATGGAGTACAAACCGTTGTACCATATGTGAATTTACCACCAAAAAGTTCAGATAAATTATACATATATAAAGTAGGTATATCTAGATTGGATAAAGTGTCCCAACAATTTTATGGTACGCCATTTTTTGGATGGTTAATAATGTTAGCTAATCCTCAATATACAGGTTTTGAATTTAACATACCTGATGCTGCGGTATTGACAATTCCCTTTCCTTTGTTAGGTTCTTTACAAGATTATAAAGCGACATTAGAAAACCACTTCTTCTATTATGGTAGATAACGGAGAAAATATATTAGTAGAATTTGATTATCAAAACATAACAATCATTGACCCAAATAAAGTGATTGATGAAAATGGTATTGCAAGAGAAAGACTAATAAATCAAGAAGACCTTGTTTTTTATGCTAATTTGGAATGTGCCGTTTTACCAAGAACTAAATTGGCGTTAGGTGTTCCATTAAATGATACTGTAAGAACAATATCCGTAGGAAAAATTAATTTTTTAAATCCTGGTGGACATAAATTTTTAGAGGAAATATATGTTGACGAAATAACCGGAAAGGATAGTCTTATTGGTAAAGGAATTAATCAACCAAAGATAGAACAAGTTAAAGTTGATGAAAAAAGTGAAGATTATTTTTTAAGACAAAGTTTATTATCTAAGGGACAACCAGGTGCAACAGACACCGGAATGTTGGGTATAACTCAAATAAATATTGACTACGGTTTAGATTTCTTACCTGTTATACAAATAACAATGGAAGACATCAAAGGGAGAGCGTTGTTTGAGGGTGGTAGTGAATCACCATATGCCGCATTTTTCCAATTACCATACCCTTTATTTTATTTAACAATTAAAGGTTATTTGGGTAAAGCAGTTAGACTACCTTTAATGTTACAAAATTTTACCGCAAGTTTTGACCCTGGTAGTGGAAACTTTAGGGTTAATTTAAAGTTGTATGGATACAAATATACAATCCTATCACACATCAATTGGAGAGCAATGTGGTCGGCCCCACTTATGTACCAATCAAGTATAACAACTGTTAACCAAACAACAACACAAACCGGTCCTACTGAAAGTAATACAACACAGTCTTGGTCTAGTAAGGGATACTCAAAAATGAAAGAACTTTACGCTGAGTATAAATCCAAAGGGTTAATAGACGATAATTTTCCTGAAATAACCGTACAAGAATTACAAGTTAATCTTAATAAGTTTTTAACTAGTATTATTGACAAATATTCAAAAACAAATTTGGATGTTTTAAATGATTTAGAAAACTATAAAAAAGTTATAGATGAATACAGAGGTAATATTTTTACATATTCGGCGGTTGATGGTGGATGGGCGAGAAAATATTTAGATTTTGAGAATACATTTGTTACCATACCGACAGGATATGAAAAAGTTGGATACACAATATATCAGTTTAAACCTGAATACATTGAATCTCAAGCTCAACAAGCACCACTCACCGAACTTTCTGGTGATGTAAAATTATATAATAAAGGACTATTAGATAATAAAACATTAGGTTCTAATAAACCTGATGCAATACCCGTGGATATTGTTTTTGATATAAATAAAAAAGAACAAAGTACTTTTATAAGTAATAAAACAATTAATGATATTGACATCCAAAAAACATATGCTCAAAGAAACAATAATAAAACAATACCAAGTGGAGAAACAGAAAATTTTGAAAGGTTTATAACTCAACAGTTTAATAGTGGTCCTAAATTTTTCTTTGAGGGTAAGAATTCATTTAGTGAAAAAATTGATACTATTACTGAAAATTATATAACTAAAAAACAAAAGATTGAGGAAGGTTTAGCAAAAGAGTTAACAGAACAAATTTCTAAAAGTACCGAAGATGGTGGACTTGGATTTGCCCCAACAATTAGAAATGTGTTAGCGGTGTTTTTTGCTCAGGGTGAATCATTTTTGAGATTATTAGATGAAGTACACACCAAAGCTTGGGACTTAAGAGATGATGTATATAGAAAACAGGCAATATATTCAAACTCATCAACGGCAAATAGTGTTGATATAAAAGATGTTGGGGTTTTAGACAACCCAATTTATCCTTGGCCTCAAATTATTGTAGAAAACTCTTTGAATACCGATGGTGAAAAATACGAATTAATGTACCCTGGTAATCAATCTATTGCTACAAAAGTTAGAGCGTTCTCACCTGAAATATGGCCTGAAGTACAATTTGTTGAGGAATTTTTAAAGGCTTCTATTGAAAGAGAAACACCACCACAATTCCCAAAATCAACGCAAAATTTAGGAACAAAACCTAATAGGTTAAGTTTTAATGCGATTGAATTTCCAATAAGTAACGAAGTGTTCCAAAACACAGAAGAAGTTAAGTTTTTTTATGAAATTTATGAAAGGTTATTAATAAATTCATTGTATAGTAAATTGAGTAGAGACTCCAACTATAGTTATAATATGACGGAGTATTATTCGGAATCTGAAGGATTAAATATGATTAATGCTTTGGGTTCAGACAACCCATACTTATCAAAAAAATTAAAAGAATACGATTTAAATTCTGGGAATTACCTTGCGTTTTTACAACATATATCAAATGAGGGTAGTGGACAATCTTGGCAAAATTATATTAGAGGTGATTTTAACACCCCATATATACAAAACAATGTTAATGCACCATTTAGTATACTTAATCAAGATATTTTTGAAAACGATAAATCCAAACCTCTTTTATCATTAAATGATACGCAATACGCAGAAAGATATTTTGGTGAATCTGAAATCGTAGATAATTTTGATTTTACCGATTTATACCCAATTACTGATAAGGATTGGGTAAAAAAGTATATGGCGAACGCTAAAGACTTTAAGCAGATTGAGCAAGTTTTTAAAACAAATCAAGTACTTGATTATAATACAATAAATAAAATCATAACAAACTTTAGTAACGACGGAAAAGATAAACAACCTGTAACGTCATTTAATTATAAAAGTGGAAGTCTTAATTATAGTCAGATATTAAATTTGGTGGATTTAAAAACTTTTTATTTAACTAGATTATTAAAAACTCAGTATCCTACTGAAGGTAATGTTTCATATGTTAATTATGAAAATAAATTAGTTGCGGAACAAACAACCTCTATGTTGAATACTCCATATTTTATTAATGCTATCCAAAGGGGAGTATATGATTTTAGATATAATGCAAATAATGCATATCCTTACAAATATGCCTCTTATTTATTCTTAAATAGTTTACCTTTAGGTACATTGAGAGAAAAATACAAAAGTTATAATTTGGATGGAAGTGCTACCGATTTGAACTATATTTTGGCGACTATTAAAAAATATGGTGCGGTACATAGACTACCATATGCTTGGGTTCTAAAATACGGTTCTATATGGCATAGATATAAAACTTGGATTGATACAGGTGTTGATTTTCTTGATGAGGTATGGACTGATTTTAATTATTTAGATAATTTTGATCCTTTAACAAGTGCGAGTACAAAAAATTATCAATTACTTGTTAATGACTTACCATACAATATGATATTACAGGATAATATTGTGAATGGACCTCTTACAGAAACTTACATAAATACAGGATTCTACCCGAAACTTATTGACGACTTTAACGTGTTCTTTCAAGGGGTAAGAGTTTTTGATTCGGTTGCTCAAATTACTGGTAATTGTACGATTTCAGGTAATACATTAGAAGTTTTATCGGTATCAAGTAATGATTTATTTGTTGGTTTAACACTTAGTGGGAGTGGTATTAGTTTTGGTACTACGATAGTAAATCAGATAAATGGAACAATAGGTGGTGTTGGTACCTATACAATAAATTATCCTCAAACAGTAACGCAACCAACAAATTTCGTTGTCACCAATTACGTTATTGCGGGATACACAAGTTCATCCATACAAACAGCATTACAAACAGGGTTAAATTTAAAAAAATCAACAACATCAGTTATTTTAAAAACACCAGGTTTTGATAATGGAAATCCATCAAGATCACTACAAATCACACCTTGGAGTTGTTATGTGGACGCCACACAAGACGGGTATATTTACCCAATGCCATCCTTTGGTTCACAAATAAATCAAACATCAAATGAGTGTTTCAAAAGTAATGGGACGTTAGCAACAGAAGTTGTGGACAATCCATCAATGTATAATGGTTCCGTAAGATTATTTTGGAAGGCACCAAACTATGGGTATTTTGATAATAGTAGAGTTGAAAAACCAACACCAGACAAATACCTAAAACAAGTATTCAATGAGGAGTCACAACAACAAAGTTTTTCAATTAATGGGGATTCTACTAAATATAGTAGTATAAGTGAAATGTTTACGACATTTGACAAACAAATTCTTGATGTTTTAGAAAATGAATTTTTGAATTTTAGTAGATCGGTGTATGATTATGAATCTTTAGTGCCTGAAACAAACCCAACAGAACCTAATTCGTTTAAGGTTGAGAATAATTTTCAAGCGTTAATGAGACAACTTATGAAATTACCAAAACCAACAGGTTCTAGTAATGGTGATGTTGTGATAAACGATATACAAGAATCTCAAATAGATAATTTTTCACAATATTTGAGTCAGTTTATGGAATATAAAGTTACTATGAGACACGGTAACCCATCATTCTTTGATAGAAAGTTATTCTATTCATTCTCAACAAAGTTTATTGAAGATCCATACATATATCAGGGATATTTCCAAAATTCACCAAACAGTTTACCGACAGCGGGAGGTACTTTAACATTAAATCAATCTAAAACACAAAATCCTGAAACGTGGAAAACACTTGAAACTTATGTTGGTTTCTCAGAAATACCACAATTACAATATTCTGACAATGGTTCTTATATTACAGATTTCTTTGTTGATATGAATGTTGAATTTACAGAGAATACTATAAAAACATTTGCACCAATAATAAAAATATTTGCAACACAAAAATTAAAAAAACCTAATATAACGTCATCTGAATTTTATAGTTTAATGGATCAGTATATAGAAAATAATGATAAATACATTAACACATTATTGGATATTGAATTAACAAACATAAGAAAAAAAATTGGTAAGATTGATATTACACCAATTGATGGTTCAGTAAAGGCGTTAAGGGTTGAAAGTGAACAAACGAGATATGAAACTTGGGAATTGTTTAAGACAATAAATGATACTTGGATATCGGGGGCGGATTTAAAATCTAAAACTTTATTTGAAGATATATTACTTCTTGATAGGGCAAGTAGAGATGTTGGACAAAAAATATATGTTGATGTTTTTAAATTAAAAACCCTTATTGAAAGTGCAACATATGAAAATAGTTTGTTATCCATAATGAATACAGTTCTAACAGAAAACAATTTTGTTGGTTTCCCATTGCCGGCATATGCTAATTTTTACAATGTGAAGGACGTGAGTAAAAATCCGTCACCAAGACCTGAAGGGACTTTAGAGTTTGCAAATACTCTTTTTGGTACATTTTTAAATGTGGATTATAGAGAGACTGCACCAAAATATGTTTGTTTTTACGCTTGGAAACCAAGTGAACATTTAGCAATGAACGAAAATGTTGATTATCGTTATAGGGACGACGCATTTGATATGAGACGATCTTCAGACAATCCTCTATTGGATAATTTAGATGGTAAAACAGATTGGGATAAATCAAATAAAGTTGTTGGATTTAATGTTGATATTGGTCCTCAAAACCAACAAATCTTTAAACAATTAGATATATCGCAAGACCCAGGACAACCAACCGCTGAATCGTTAGAAGTGTTAAATCAAATGGCAAATTTGGATAGAAACCGAGCCGGATACTCACAAAGTGTGTCACTATATAATTTGTATAAAAATAGAAGTTATAAATGTTCTATAGATATGATGGGTAATGCACTTATCCAACCGTCAATGTATTTTAATTTAAGAAATGTCCCGATGTTTAGTGGGCCTTATATGATAACCAATGTTTCGCATAGAATTTCTGAAAACGGGTTTGATACAACTTTTGAAGGTCAAAGACAATCTTTTTATAGTATACCTAAAATTGAAAACTACATACAAACACTAACAACTAATATAATTAAAGACATACAACAAAAAATTAAAAAGGATGAAGAAACAAGGGCTCAAGAATCATTAACCGCTATTGAACAAATGAGTCAAAAAGTTGAGGAGGCACAATCAACAAATAATGCAGTTTTATCAACAAATCAAAATTGTTCATCTAATTTAGCGGAATTATATGTTAACTATACTGTTGATGAATCTGTGCAAAAAACAACATTAAATAAAAATACTGCGGCGATAGGAATAAGAACATTAGTTAGCGAAGCAGGATACACCGGAGATGATGCTGAACTTATTGGTGGTTTTATATATTCAGTAATGAGTGTAGTTTTATCCCCTATTGGTGTTTTTACAACGAATGGTAATAATTACTCATTAATTCCATTAACAAAACCATTTGGCGAAGGTTTATCTGGATTTATGACAACAAAATATTTTTGTTCGGCAACTCTAAATATACCAATCGCGACTTTTGATACCTTCACTAATTACGTGAAATTTATGATATCAAAATACGGAAGTCAAACAGAGGTGTTTAAGTCATATGGTGTTGGTTTAACAAGCTCACTTGCAAAAAACGCTAGATATGGTAAGATATACACAAAGTTCTTTATGAATGACTACCCAACAAAGAATGATGTTTTATATGATAAATTATTACCACAGGATAAAAAATTTATTGAAAAAAAGATGAAAGAATCTTTTGTGGAATATGTTGATCAATCTGGAATTGTACCATCACCATCGGAGGTAGTAGTTATTAAAGAACCTCTTAAGAAATTTATATCGTATAATCAAACAACAGGATTATTAAATTATGTACAGTTCTTCTTCTTAGACTCAGAATCTCTTTGGAAGATAGGTACTGCAAATCTAGTAAGCGGTAAAGGTTCAGGTACCTGTACACAAGTTACTAACGTTGATTTGAGTAACTATAAAATACAAGGAAATAAACAATTAGTTATGGAGGCTGCGGATATTCAAACAGTAGTAAATTGTACAACCCCAGGACAGTATGAATTGAAATTTGAAATAACATCAATACCTGTATTAAGTGACGGATCTATTGATACTGAAAGAACGGAACAAAAACAAAATTTTACAATTACATTTAGTTTGTAATTTTTATCAACTTGAATATATTTATAATAAAATAATATTATGAGCGTAAAAATGATTTTAGATAACTATCTTGGTAAAAATACAAGAGTGTCAGAAAAAGATGCGGGTAATGGGTTTAAAGAAGTATGTGATTTAGATACAGGTGACTGTTACACAATCAGAATGAAAGACGGACTTATTGAAAGAGTTGACAATACTGTCAATATGAATAGAAAAGTACAAGTAGAAACCAAAACAGGTATTAAACAACTTTTAAATGGGTAAATTATGAAAATTGATAAAAAAATAATTGAAGAAATAAAAAGATATAACTCAATTAACAATTATATTTTTGAACAAGACGCGGCAGGAGCATTACCCCCACCGCCAGAAGATCTGGCAGCAGGAGCGTTACCCCCACCTCCTGGAGATGCAGCAGGAGCGTTACCTCCACCTCCTGGAGATGCGGCAGGAGCACCCGCACCACCTGCACCACCTGCAGAAGGCGAAACTCCAGCACCTGTGGATGTTGCGACAGACCCCGATGTAGAAGAAGTTGGTAAAGATGAAGAAGACAAAGAAGAATTGGAGATTACTGATTTGGTAGATTCACAAAAAAATATAGAACAAAAACAAGAAGAATATTTTAATCAACTATTTGGACAATTGGAGAGTTTAGAATCTAAACTTAAAGAAATGGATGGATTGATTGATGCTGTTAATTCACTTGAACAAAAATTTGAAAAATATCGCCCAAAAACACCTGAAGAAAAATTAGAATTAAGAAGTTTAGATTCAGGACCGTTTAAACAAAAATTGTCTGATTTTTTTGAAGACAAAATGGAAGAGATGGAAAAATCGGGCAAGAATGAATATGTTTTAACGACTGATGAAGTGGAAGATTTTTCACCTAAAGAAATTAAAACAACTTTTGATACTTTTGATGACGAAGATATGATGCCTTAATTTTGAGAGGGACACCAATGTCCTTCTCAAAATTTTTGAATACATATTGACTGCGACACTTTTTTATTATATACTTTCTATTGTAAACTTTTAATAACACAAATATATGGCGACAAACAATGTTTTAGATGCGGTTTTGGCTCAGTACGAGCAATCAACCCAAAGTAGTTCATCCTCTACTTCAAAAATGTCACAAGACGAAAGGATGAAGAAATATTTTGCGGCAATTCTCAGAGATAACGAGAAACAAGCACAAAAAAGAATCAGAATTTTACCAACAACTGACGGAACATCCCCATTCAAAGAGGTATGGTTTCACGAAGTACAAGTAGACGGTAAATGGCAAAAGTTTTATGATCCAGGAAAAAATGACAATGAGCGTTCACCACTCAATGATGTGTATGACGAACTAATGTCAACTGGTAGAGATTCTGACAAAGAATTGGCAAAACAATACAAAGCACGTAAGTTTTATATTGTAAAAGTAATTGATCGTGATAACGAACAAGACGGGGTTAAGTTTTGGAGGTTCAAGCACAACTACAAACAAGAAGGTATCTTGGACAAAATTATTCCAATTTGGAAAGCGAAAGGTGATATAACCGATCCTGATAAAGGTAGAGACCTCATCCTTGAACTTACAAAGGCAAAAACACCTAAAGGAGCTTTCTACACCGTAATCCAAACAGTTATGTATGATGATCCAACACCAATTCACGAAGATGAGGATACTATGGCAACTTGGGTTGGAGACGAGTTAACTTGGGAAGATGTTTACTCAAAGAAACCTGTAGAATATCTTGAAGCGATTGCTCGTGGAGAAACTCCAAAATGGGATTCTGAAAAAGGTGGTTACGTTTATGGTAATAACGAAATTTCTGAAGTATCAATTGGTGGTTCTAAAAAACAAGAAACCAAGGTTGAAGACCCTCAAGTAAATGAGGAGGTAGATGAAGAATTACCTTTCTAAAAAAGGTTCCAAAATTCGGAGGTAGTGATTTACAAAGTCACTACCTTTTTTTATCTTTATTTAAAATAAAATCATTATGGCAATTAAGAAAAAAGAAATATCATTAGATACTATAAAAGGTAAATTCTCAACAAAAACAAAATACAAACCCGAAAGTTATTATAATTGTGGTGAGGCGTTTTTGGAGTCTTGTGGATTACCTGGACCTGTTATGGGTGGTATTAATATGTTTTTGGGACACTCAAATACATCAAAAACAACTGCAATGATTCTTGCCGCGGCAGATGCACAAAAGAAAGGACACTTACCTGTTTTTATTATAACTGAAAAGAAATGGTCATGGAGTCACGCAATTGAATTAGGGTTGGAAGCGGAACTGAACGAACACGGTGAATATGATGGTATGTTCATATTTAATGATTCTTTTGATGTTATAGAACAAGCAACAGATTTTATTAACGATATATTAGACGCACAAGAAAAAGGTGACATCCCTTATAATTTATTATTCCTTTGGGATAGTATTGGGAGTATTCCTTGTCAAATGACATTTGATGGAAAAGGTGGTGGTATGCACAACGCAAAAGTTTTAGCGGATAAAATTGGAATGGGAATCCATTCAAGAATATCTAAATCTAAAAAAGAAGAATATCCGTATTACAACACTTTAGTTGTATTAAATCAACCTTGGGTTCTATTACCCGATAATCCATTTGGACAACCTGAAATCAAAGCTAAGGGAGGTGAGGCATTATGGTTAGCATCCTCATTAGTGTTTTTGTTTGGTAACCAAAAGAAGGCGGGTATTAGTCATATAGATGCGGTTAAAAATGGTAGGAAGATATCATTTGCGATTAGAACAAAAATATCAATCCTGAAGAATCACGTAAATGGGTTAGGTTATAAAGACGGTAAGATTATTGCGGTTCCACAAGGTTATATTGCAGACACTAAAGAATCATTGGACAAATACAAAAAAGAATATTCAGATTATTGGGTTGAAAAATTGGGAGATGCTAATTATACGTTAGATGAAACCAAAGAAGAAGACGAGTAACAAATTGTAGAATCAATTAAGAAAAATTTAAATGACTAACACATTAGTTGTTGATGGTAATAACTTATTAAAAATAGGGTTTCACGGAGTTAAAGATTTTTTTAACAAAAATGAACACGTCGGGGGTATTTGGCATTTTCTAAATACCTTACGAAAATTTCTTGAAGAAACAAACTACAATAAGGTTGTCGTATTTTGGGATGGTGATGGTAATTCATCACAAAGAAAACTTATATACCCAAAATATAAGATGAACAGGAAATCACCATCCGATGAAGAACAAGTATATTCATTTGTAAAACAAAAAAATAGAGTTAAACAATATCTTGAAGAGATGTTTGTTAGACAAATTGAAGTTGAAAATTCGGAAGCGGATGACTTGATAGCATATTATTGTCAAATATCGGGAGATGAAATAAAAACAATATTTTCAAGTGACAAAGATTTAACACAATTAATATCAGAAAAAGTTAACATTTATTCACCAAAACAAAAAAAGTATTATAAAAATGGTGATAAAATTAAACTAAAGGTATTTGAAATTCCGCATTTTAATATTAAAACATTTAAAATTTTGGCTGGTGATACATCAGATAATATTGATGGGATATCATTATTAGGTGAAAAAACATTAGTTAAATTGTTTCCTGAAATACTTGAAAATGAAATTTCTTTTACGGATATTTTAACAAGAAGTAAGGAACTTATAGAAGAAAAAAGTAGTGTAGTTCTTAAAAATATTATTGAAGGTAAAACAAAAGAAGGAATATTAGGGGAAACATTCTTTTTAATTAACGAAAAATTAGTAGATTTGGGAACACCAATGATAAGTGATGAAGGAAAGGAATATGTTAAACTATATTATTCGGAAAGTTTAGATCCTGATGGTAGAGGATATAGGAATCTAATTAAAATGATGATGGAAGACGGGTTCTTCAAGTTTCTACCAAAAGGAGACGATGCGTGGGTAAATTTTTTGAAACCATTTTTAAAATTAACAAGAAAAGAAAAGTCAAATTACAAAAACAAAAAGTAAAATTATGAAAGAGCAAGATTTCACAAAAGTTGAATTCCTTTTAAAGTGTAACGAAAACATTATCGTTCAAAGGTTCTTTAATGTTAGAGGGTTCAATCCAAAATCTAGAACATCAACAAATCTGTATGAATATATTACAGATCTTTGTAACAAAATCCAAAGGGATTTAAAAATGAGAACCATTGTCTATATGATGGATAATCAATATGAAATTCAGGAAAATCCTGACATTCTAAACACATCAAATACCGATGGTGATGAGAATTTTAATCTCATAATTAAGATTGGAGATATGACAATTTGTCATAGAGTGTTTGATGCAAAATTGTACCCACCAAAGGTAAGATATACTGTGGATCTACGCCCACAACTAAAAGGTATACTATCTGAATTAACTGACATTTTTTCAGGTAAAAAATTTAATTTTGAATACGCTGGATTTAAACTGGCTTGATAGTATTTATCTTTACAAGAGAGAAAAAAAGTATGGCGACGAATAAAAATTTTGACTATTTAGGTAACAATTTTCAGATTCAATTATTGAATCAAATTATCGTGGACAAAGATTTTTCTCAATCAATTATTGATGTAATTTCTCCGAGTTATTTTGAAAATAAGTATTTTAAAATTATTATTCAGATGGTTAAGGAGTACTATAAAAAGTATAACCACACTCCTTCCTTTGACACGTTAGAGCAAGTTACAAAATCGGAATTACAACAAGAAATGGCATCCAAGATTGTTTTGGATATGATTAAGAAAATCAAGGATGCACCTATTGATGGGGGGGAATTTGTCCAAGAAAAGGCTCTTAAGTTTTGTAAACAAGAAGAGGTTATTAAAGTAATGAATAAGGCCCAAAAAATCGTTGACGGTGGTGAGTTTGAAAACTATGACACCATTGAAGAAATGTTTAGAGAGGCACTCCAAGTAGGAGAGAAAGACACAAGTATGTTGAATGTCTTTAGTAACTTGGATCAGGTATTGGATGATGATTTCAGACATCCTATCCCGATGGGAATCCCTGGTATTGATAGACTCCTTAAAGGAGGTTTGGCAAAAGGAGAAATAGGTGTTGTTTT